AGTATTAAAATCATCAAGATCAGCACGTTCCGGTTCGGTACCGTGCAACGTCCACTCGACGGTAAAGTCGACCTGACGCCAGATCGCCCCTTTGTTCACTTCGATCAGTCGATCGCGGCTGAACTGCATTCTTTCGGTCTGATCAATGTCTGGAGACCAGCCCGACAGTGCAGCCATGATCTCCATGCTAAGAGGCTTGAGCTTTCCACCCGCCTGGTTTGCCAACCGATCATTCGCTCGAGCTGCGATGACGATCCCGACCGTCGAGGTGATGGGTTGAGAAAACTCGCCCGTGGTGAAGTCCGGTCTGTCACCCGTTGCCCCAAGATCAAGCACCCAAGCCGCAGGTGTATGGCTCGGGAGGATTTTTCGATCGATCACATCGGAGAGGGACGTAACACCCTCGACCGTTTTCAATCCAAGCACCATTGCCTTGAGGCGACCTTCGATAGCGGCGGTCAGATCCGGAATCTTGAAAACGAGTGCCATCAGAAACCCTTCCGTCTTGGCTCAGACAAGACAGGCCCGCTGTCGCCCCATTGAGGCATGCTCACGCTGGGAACCCGTTCAGCACTGAGAACGAGATCTCCCGCAGCAATTTGCTTCAAGGTCGCCATCGCATCCTTAAAGCGCAGACGCATTTCTTCAGGAGCCCCCCATGGATGGAGGTTGTATAGTGCGATGTCAGCAGCGAGGCCCGTTAGCAACGCAGGCACCGGCGTGATCGGCAGACTGTAACGACCAGTCAGGTAGCCGTTAATCGTGCTCTCTGCTTCGGAAATCGCGCCAGTGATGACACCAGCATCGGCCTGTCCGTCTCCATCTCTATCGGAGAGGCGCAGCAACTCTGCTGCGCCAATCCGCTGAGTGAGATCTTGCTCGGTGAGATAGGCCATAGCCGTTCGCTACCCTTGCATCTGACGTTCAGGTTTCCTAGTTGACCGCTTCAACGATCAATTTCGGATCATTGACAATCGCGTCGGCTTTCCGTTGATCGAGTTCCGACAGATCCACAACCTGTTCGGATCGCGTAAACTTGATCCCGGAGCGACGATGTTCGGATTTTCCGCGAACCGTGCAGACTGTCACCTTCGACGGCAACTCAGACGACGTCTCATCAGATGCACCGCGCTGTGATTTAACGCCCTTATCTGATGCGACCTTGCCTTGAGCGCTTTGCTGTTCCGGGCTTGCCTGCGGTTCCGGTTCCCCGGCCGATGCTGGCGCTTCGGTTGACCCCGGTTTGGTATTGGAACTGACTGCTGTGGTACCTTCAGTTCCTTCTTTCTGTGGAACCGTCTTCTTTGCGGTGGTGGACTTGCGGTTGCTGCGCGTTGCCATTGTACTTTCCTCACTGACCGGGTTACGGACTGGCGATTAAGAGGTCGCCAGCCACGGGTTAAGGATCAGCTCGGAAGTACCAGCCCACTCGTTGGTCTCGCCACCAGCCGCCAACGAGTTGCTGATGACCTTGCGTGCAGCCCCTTCAAGTGTATTCGGCACCATCGTATGAGTGTGACGCAAGCCAAGCGGGCGACCATGGTCTCCTTTAAGTGCGGTCAACGCCTGGCGAGCAGCTGCATAGCTTGCCGCGTTAAAGGTCTGCTTGCTGCGAACGACCAGCTGCCACAGGCCTGGACCGGCATTGACGCGCGCATCGACACCGAACATGAACCGGTCTGTCATGAACACTTGCTCACTGCTCAAGTCATTCATCGCGCGGAAACTGTAATCGCGACGCTTCTGGAAAATGGCAGGCTTGATAGCGCGTGAAAGGTCCATCACGTACCAGGCCGGGCCAGAACCACCCATGTCGTTTGATACGCTTTGTTCCTGACCATCTGCATCAAGAACAACATGGTCGGTGTCGAACAGCGGTTGACCGTCATAGCAATCCGGATTTGCCTCGAACATTTCGACACAAAGCTCATTCGGGTGCTCACCCGAGCTACGACCAAATTCCTGAACAACAGGACCGTATAGGCCAAAGCTGTCGTCTTCGATCCGATCGCGTTCGACACCTTCAGTGAGTTCGAACTTGCGGTTCTTGATCGAGAAATCAGCTGCTTCGAGAGAGCTGATTACACGGTCTCCGATCCATTCGCGAAGGCGCGGAAGGGTCTTGAGGAACGGATACACTTCGACAGCGGTCGTGCTTGGCACTTCCATTGCGAACTTCTTCCAAAGTTCGGCGTCACCGCCCAGCGAGGCCATACCCTGCTGGAACTGTGCTTTGTATCCTTTGAAGACGGCTTCAAGGTTCTGTGGCGTCAAATCCATGACGAAAATTCCTTATCCGATAGGGTTAAACAAGAACACCGCTGGTCGGATCGATCCGAACCCAGACACCAAGATCGTCGACCTCATCGACAATCCCGGCCTTACTGCGCGATGCAGTGCCATCAGTCTTGGCGACAGTCTGATCGTCGACCAGGTAGCAAGCCTTGCCGATGTCAGCCGACGTGATTGCGTCAGCATCAGCCGAGTTCGCCAGGCGGAAACAGCCCCGATCGAACTCAGCAACAACATCACCATCTGCACCGTTTGTGTTGTCTGCTTCTGCAGTGAACACCCCCAATGCGATCAGTGTGGTGGCTGTGCTGGCAGGTTCCACGTAGCCGGAGGCATTCTGGACTGCGATGGTCCCGGCAAAACAATGGGCTGCGGCGGCGACCTTCCCGGCGCGACGAAGGCCTGCACGGGTCGGGGTGTTGCGGTTCTTAGTAGCTGCGGTCATCTCAGCATCCTCTTGGTTGGAGCCGTTTCAACGGCTCAAGCGTTTGCTTTGGAATAGTCTTCCGGTTTGATGTTCATTGCTTTGCAAACCGCAAGGTCAGCTTCTGAAAGATCACCTTCGCCGCCGTCTTTGTCGGCAGCAGGTTTCTTGCCGCCGGTCTGCATACCTTTCAGGGCAGCAAGCGGTTTGGCGTCTTCGAGGTGCTTGGTCAAAACAGCAAGATCCTGGGTCTTGAGCCACTTCGCAGTTGCTTCACCCGGAATGCGACCATCGGCGAGACCTTCCTCGATCAGCTTGTCCTTTTGCGCCTGATCACTACCGGCCTTGAGCGCAGCAACCTTGCTTGCCATTTCGTCATAAACTTCGCGCGGGACGCTATCAGCGGAGCCAGCTTTAAGAGCTGCGATCGCTTCTTTCGGGTCGCCGTCGTCAGAAACTTCAAGTTCCTTGCGCAATGCTGCCAAGTCAGCATCTGCCTTGCGCAATGCGGCGACAGCACCCAGCACTGCTTTTTCGTCGGCGTCGTTTTTCAGGCCGAGTGCCTCGGCGATCTGTTTGAGATCCATCGGATCATCCTCCTCGGAATTTGATTGAGAACCCGGCGCGACATCTGCCGGCTGTTTGAAGGCGGATCGCGCAGCGGCAAGAGCTTGCACGCCTCCACCATCGATCGCTGGCGTATTGGTCAGTGCGACCTGCAGCAGATCGAGCGGGTGTTTGGTTTCGCGGTCGTAGGTGAAAACAGGAGACAGATAGCGATACTCTTTAGCTTCAATCGCTTTCTTGGCCGCTGCGGTCCATTCGATCACCCCGTAGAGACCGTCATCACGAAACTCCAAGGTGTCAGGCTTCAACCATCCCGACGCCGGTGCCGGTTGACCGTTCTGATTGGAGAGCAACGACTGATGCTCGTAATCAACAACGATATCCGTGCTCCGCTGATGACCTCTTGCAATAAGCAGCTCTGCCGATTGGCGATCGAGCACCCACGGCCCCTGACCTTTGAGCGAGCCGTTGGGCGCGTCAAACGATCCAGCCGGAATAATTCTGCGTGCGTCTCCGGTCGAACCCGACAGGTCGACAGCACAAGCAGCAATAAGCCCGTTATCGGGGGATGTTTTGAGGTTCGCGTTTTTCATGCGCTGATCTTCTGCGATCGCGCAAACACTCATAAGGGCGCAATTGTTGCGCCCCTTGCCCGAGAGGGATACAAAACGGTGACTTCGGATTGGGAAATACAGGCGAGCGTGCCAGCGATCTGACGCTACCCCAGTCAGGTTCGTCGCGCAACTGTGGAGACGACGGCACGGATTATAAAATTAAGAGCCAATAAGAGGCCTGAGAGGCGGGTTTGGGCACTTGAGAGGTACAACGGGCCATTTTAAGAGCATCGTTTAATCTACCCGGCTGAAATCGGCTTACCCGATTTTCAGTGTTTAGCGTCCGGTAATATCGGAAATATGCTTTACCAAGATGTCTTCAATTGCTCTCTCATCGTCATCTGAAATGCCCAGCCATGGACGGGCTGGAAGGTTGATCTCTGGTCGACCAAAGTGCTGAGCTGCGCCATAAACCTGATTGGTTCCGTAATACAGGCTTTCTCCAGATATTTGATAGCTCAGTAAATCACGAAGGTTTCCGCGTTCAACCAAGATGCCACGATTGCGTCCCTTGCGCGCCTTTCTGCTTAACGTCGCCGGGTTCAAAGGTGCCCACGACTTCCCTCCAGGCGACTCTTCTCGATCCCATCTTAGGCGGTGAGAAAGATCGAGATACTCGCCAATGTCGCGAAGCACTGGCTCCATGTTCGAGCTCAAAGCTGCTAGGTTCGACAAACTCTGCAAGGCTGGACGTTCATCAAACGAAACCCTGAAATCGATACTTGAACCCGCCATGAGATCATCCCATAATTAGATCAACAGCATGAGCAGTCGCTGCAACCGACCTCTA